CCCATTTTGGCGCTTAACGCGTCCATTCATCTATCTCATCCTCATGTAGAACCAGTTCTGTTTCTACTGCCAGGTTTTGAGAAATACCAACAGGTTGTGAAAAACAAACAAGGCTCTCCTCTAGGAGAGAGTATGTCCGAGAAAGTGCTTTTTCAAACACTCCTCGATTAAGGTATGGGTCCCTAAAGACTTGCACCAACATATCCACCGGTTTCGAATCCGGTACTTGCCTGTCCCAATCCACGGAAGTGGAGGTGGGTATAGTTTCAATCTGTCTTTTCAAGGCAGGTTGCAACTCACGCTTCTTTTCCTGCATAGAAATGCGATTAGCAAGACTGTGTAGGCTACTCTTGGGAATTTGTTTTTGTCTTACGACTAACAAATCTTGGAGTATCTCATCGAAAGTGAGCTTACCGTGAACCCTTCGGTCCAATGGTAACGAAATACTTGTCCTATAACATGTTCCAACCTCAGGTGAGGTGCATAGTACAATCTTTTTCAGATTGGCTAGGCCCTTGCCTTTAATCAAACTACCCGGAAGTCCTCGTTCTAGCCTTTGTTTAAGGTTTAAACGCGACCACGTGTGATAAGATATCGGTAACAATGTTTGAACAAGTGGTCTCGCTTGAATATCGAGCCTGTCTTTCCTATAAAAGGTTCGACCAGCAAACTGGGCGATGTTTAATTGTCCCTTAGATTCAGCCTTGGCAAAGCTCTTCTGCTCTGACAAGTCGATACCCAAATTGTTGACCATAAAGGCCATATATTTGTATGCATCGGACTGTTTCTTTGTAACAACATCATCACCCAATATTACGTAGTCTGTTATCCCTAAATGTTCCATCACTGCATGGTGAGCTAGAGCAAACAGTGGAAAAGAGTGGGGCAAGCCTAAGGGCTGACCCACTTCCCAACGAACAAATGACTCTTTAACCTCTCTCCCAGTCATCTCCTTACGGAGGTATTGGAATCGAGCTTTATCAGAGGCATTGTGAAACTGGAATTGATATTGTTTTGTCTCCACATCACGAACCATTGGTAGATACCAAGTAAAATTACTCAGTAACTCCGGGTTGTGATTAGGATTAGACATTATCATCTTAACTGCTGATTTGAGTAAGTCGTGTTGGATTTTGGCAGGGAATCTATCAGTAGCATTGGACAAGTCCACACTACAAGGATTATTCCCCTCCTCCATCCACCTAACTACCTGTTCTGCCCCCCGTGTTTGGTCAAATGTACAGTCCTGTGGAATCAGCTTGAGAGTATTTAAAAGTATGGTCTGGAGAGACCGTAAGTACCCCATTTCTGGGGGACTGGCAAATGCAAAGAATCTGGCTTTGAAGCCTGGTTCTTGGGATACCATTATGGTACCTGGAATCTTTTTGCTGTTAAGCATTAGAGTTCGTAATTTGCCCTTTGAAATATCCTCCCAATTTTCCTTCCCATTTAAAGGCTGGAATTTTGGTTGCCGGTAACACATTTCTGTTATGACTGAGGTGCGGACATCTGAGAGACTAAAAGACCGCTGAATATTACTTGCAATCGCACTAGATATCCTAGGAGCTTCCAACTTCCCACCATCCGAAAAGGAGGGGGTAGTGACTGCTGTACAGAATTTTGACACCTGAGAAAGGGTCAACTCTTGCGCAACAAAGTTCTTATGGAGAGATAATAAGATATTCAATTGAAAAGTATGATTTCTGGCTTGGGCTCGTCTCAAGGCTCTTAATAAGATATTACTCTTGTCAAGGGAGACATCCGGTGTTGAAGAAACACCAGCTGTATCACGAAGAAAACTTTGAGAACACGCCTTCAACCATTTAACTGTAAATTCTAAACCTGAGGATTTTTCCATCCTGGAAATTTTCTTCAGAAGTTGATTCACACATGATTTTTCGATATTTGATGAATAGAGCATTTTGCAGACAAAATTGAGTTCCCGTTGGATAGAGGTTTTCACTTCTATAGTCTCACTTTCAAGAAAGATAAACCGGGTTTCAGAAATCGTCAGACATCTGCA